TGAAATTTATCAAAGACTAGAACTCCTAGAACTTGAGCATAAGAAATTATATTACGATCACAGATTCCATCACATTCCTCATCCAGATTATAAGAGAACTGAAAATTTTGAAGGATATAATGATGAAAATTTGAATAAAGGTATTAGATATAATTTAGAACCTTATTATCAGGGACAAGATTTAGATTGGCAAGTTGATTATGCCATTTCTATTACGCATATTAAAAGAAATAAAGAGATAATTTCTGATATTACTGAGCCTTATGTTGAACCAAAAACACACTGGAATTTAGAGCAGATTTCTGAGAGGTATTACTTGGCAATGGAACAAAATAAAGAAACTAAAATTCAAAATAAGTTGGAGAACTTTCCAACAGTTTACTATGTAAGTCTTGAAGAAAGTTCAGATAGAAGGTCTCATTTACATCAGCAATTTTCATCTCATGGTGTAAGCAATCTTGTACCTATTATTTCAAAACGTTTTCATGAATGTGATGATAAAGTGTATGGAGAACAACTTCATATTCTTGATGGAGGTACCACTGGGTGTATAGTTTCTCATATCAAAGCTATTCGAAAATGGTACGAAGAGACTGACGAAGACTATGCTTTCTTTTGTGAAGACGATCTAAGTTTAGAAACAATTCAATATTGGAATTTTACTTGGGAGGAATTTATCGAAGCAATCCCAGAGGATGCAGAATGTGTACAACTTTGTTGTATTCGTAGTTCTCCAGAGCAAGTAAAATTTAGAGAACGCTCAATGTATGATTGGTCAGTTACTGCCTACATTTTGACCAGGGACTATGCAAGAAAAATTATTGAAAGATATTGTGATGGAGATTCTTATAAATTAGAAATTGCTGGAACCAATTTTTATCCAATGCCAGAAACTGTAATGTTTTACGATATTGGTAAGGTATACTCTATTGAGTTATTTGTGGAAGATCAAGGTCTAAAATCAACTTTTACTGAAACTGCAAATATTGAGGGTGGTAATAAAGAACACCATGTAGAAAGTTATCGGTATGTAGTTGACTGGTGGAAAACAAATAAAGCAAATATTTCAACTATTATGCCATCCTATCAAGTTGTTGATAGACTTCAAGAAGTACAAGAGATTAAACATATCAATGTTGAATTTTCTCAAGAAGATGAAGTAGTAGAAATTATTGATGAAAATCAATCTTTAGTTGAAGTTGAAAATTCTCAAACAGAATTAGAGGAATTGTTATCTGCTTATGCTAATGATTCTGAAAATCCCTATCCAAATTTTGCAATGGGTCTTTGGTATGAAAGATTTGGACACACTGCACCAGCATTATCTTACTTTCTGAGGGCGGCTGAAAGATCTACAGAAGACATATTTTCTTATGAGTCTCTTATTCATTGTCATCATTGTTATGATAAACAAGGAACTAGAGATGGCACGGCAATTTCTTTGTTGCAGCAAGCAATTTGCCTAATGCCCAAAAGACCAGAAGCATACTTTTTATTAGCAAGATTCCATGAAAAGAGGCATCAATGGAATGATTGCTATAAGTATGCATCTCTGGGATTGAGTATTTGTGAGTTTGATCTTCCTCCACTAAAGACAAATGTAGAATATCCTGGTTACTATGGACTACTTTTTGAAAAAGCAGTTTCTGCTTGGTGGTGGGGAAAAACTCAAGAGAGTAAAGAACTATTTTTAGATTTGTATGATAATTACAAACTAGATGTAAACTACCATGCGTCTGTGCTCGAAAACTTAAAATTATTTGGTATTGATAAAACAAATGGATGAGTATACAAAAATGGATATCGTCCTTCAGGGACGATATAATCAATATACTGACAATATTATTGAAAGTTATTTGAAAATTCCTTTTGTGAACAATGTCATTCTTTCTTGTTGGGAGGATGATATTGTTAGTTCTCAACCAGATAGGGTGCAGGTACTACAAAACAAGTTTCCTTTTAGTCCAGGAACTGATAATAGAAATCTTCAAATTGTTACTTCTTTGGAAGGTGTAAAAAAAGTTACTACTGATATCGCAATCAAGATGCGTACAGATCAGAAGTACACTTATCAAAGTATGATACAGATGTATCATTTTTTCATGAAGCATAAAGATGTTGAAGAAAAGTTTCAACATGATGAAAGTAGACCAAAGGGTAAAATTTTTGTCGCTGGATTCTATCCTCACCTATTATTTCATCCCAGAGACCATATTTTTTGGGGATATACTTCAGATCTTTTGACACTCTTTGATATTCCTTTAGAATATAATGGTCTCTATGATAAAATTAGAGTGAGTAAAGACCAGTTATACAAGTTTTATCCTCACTACACAAGAACAGAAACCTATATTGGTGCTCATTACTGTTCTAACTTCAACGATACAATTAAGATTTTCTTACTCTATCCAGATAGGTATCTTTATGATTATGCTCCTAAAGGAGCAGAGTCTTTTGAATATAGTCAAAAGTATTCAAAGATTGCATTCAAATCTTTCCCTAGAGAGGGAATACAACTTTCTTGGCCAACTAAAAATCTAACAGAGTATCCATATGATGAACAGAAATTAGGTTATAATGAGTGTTGGCACGAGCATGGATTCTAAAAATAAATATTACAAAAATACACAATCATAAGTTATGAAATTTGCAGTTTATTCTAAAGATGGATGCCCATATTGCACCAAGGTTAAACAAGTATTAGAGTTGACTAAACAACAGTTTGTGGTCTATAATCTAGGAGTTGATTTTACCAAAGAACAATTTTACGCAGAATTTGGTGAGGGTTCTACTTTTCCCCAGGTTATTTGTGATGATAAAAAACTTGGTGGATGTGTAGATACTGTTAAGTTTTTACAAGAAAAGAGTCTTGTATAATGAGTAACCTAAATAATGATATCCACAGAAATCGTGGAGTTGAACTTATTTTACATGGAGGAAAAAGAAAGCAACCTAAAAATTTTCATATCATCTTTGAAAAGTTGGTTTGCTTTCTAAAAAGGGAAGCTACCATCTATTTCGAATTTTCTTTAGATATTAGGAAGAAATAGTAGTTTCCTGGAGAAAACCTATGTTAGCAGCAAGCCTAGTAGTTGGTTCATTTGTAACCATTTTATTCTTTATTGTTGGGATAATGTTAGGGTGGGTTGCTAGAGAATACATGATGAATTACCGAGAAGTCCCCAGGTTCCATCCTGAAATGTATGATCAGAATGGAAATATTATTCCTGATGAAATATTAGCCGTGAGGTTTGAAAACGATTATGAGTACGACGACGACGAAGAAGACTAAATCTACAGAGTCTTCAACAAAACCAGCAAAGACTGTAAAGGTTGTTTCAGAAGATCTTCCTGCAAATCCTTTTGCTTTTGAAGTTTTAGCTCTTGCAGCAAAACAAAGGTCAAAGGCTAAAAAAGTAGAAGTTCTGAAAAAATATGAGCATCCTTCACTGAAAGCTATTTTTATTTGGAACTTTGATGAAAGTATTGTATCCGTTCTGCCACCAGGCGAAGTTCCATACGCCAGTGTTGGGGAGCAGAGTTCTTTCAGTGGAACCATTAGTGGTAAGATTGAAGATGCTGTAGGAAAGATGCAAGAACTTGGTTCTAATTCACTTGGTTCGCAAGATCAAGGACGCTCTTCTATCCGTAAAGAATATGAAAGGTTTTATAATTTTGTAAAAGGTGGAAATGATGGATTGAGTTCTCTTCGTAGAGAAACGATGTTCATCAACCTTCTCCAGGGTCTACATCCACTTGAAGCAGAAATTGTTTGCCTTGTTAAGGATAAGAAACTCACTGACAAATATAAGATTACAAAAGAAATTGTTTCTGAAGCTTACCCAGATATTCATTGGGGAGGTCGTTCATGAGCAGACTTCGTGAAGTGATTGAAACAGCACAAAGTACAGAAAAATCTATGGACTATTGGACACCTGCAGAAAAAGAAACTTGTAAGTCACGCTATGGTTGTGACATTATGATCGAAAATGGTTCATATGCTGAAGTCTGTACTAAAGATGCTCCAAATGATGCTTATATCATAAAGTATACTGTTGATGATAAAATTTGTTTTGATCTTACTAGGGGTTCACGAGTTCGTTTATTCGATATGTATTGGGATAAGTTTCGTGAAAATCTAAAGAGTATTGACTTTGGATATGGACGTGTCAATCCAAAGTTGTGGGGATATCAAGCACCCCAAAAGAAAAAGAGGAAATAATTCCCCAATACCTGGAAAATTTTTTCCAGGTATTTTTTTATCCTTAAGATTTTTCAAAATGGTAACAAATGTTACAAAACTATTTGCATAGATAGTATGATTAGGGGTATAATAATCCTCTACCGTTCATCCTATGACTAAAGCACTTTTGCTTTTGGCATGGGTTCCACTTCTTTCTTTTGCCACGCCACAATTAAAATCACATCCAGTGACTATAAGTTGTGACGCCGCGTGGGAACTAATGGACATCGTTAAAAACGACGATGTAGTAAATCAAAGAATAGAAGACCGATTGCTATTAGAACTCCGAAAGGA